TAGCTGTTGAGTTAATTGTGCCTAAAGCAATATGATCTGAGCCATCATATAATTTTAAAATCCAACCTGTCGCACCAGCAGATGTATCAATCCACAAACTACCTTGTGCTAAACTTGCTGGAGCAGAACTCCCAATATGAGTAGTGTTTATTGCTCCTAAAATATTATTTAATTCTGTACGAAAGGCTGAGAAACCTTGATTCGCTATACTTACATCTGAAACTTGACTCATAATACCTCTATATCATTATTCATTCTATGATTTCAACCCATAACCTTGAGCAACATAATCAAATGTGCGATTAATACCACTCCCTGATGAATTTGTAAATGCAATAGAAAAACCTGTCGCACTTTTAGAACTAATTGTGTAAGTGTCGCCTGTTGCCATATTTTGAGCAGATATACCAACTGCTGGACTTGCATAAAAACTGTTAGTGTAAGTTATTGCTTTCGTTCCTGTGGTACTTGCAATATCTTCGCCTGATTCAGTTCTTTTTTCCATATCAACACTAATTGTTATGCCACTTACAAATCCTCTAACTTTATTATTTTTGTTTGCCATTCGCAATCTGAATTTAAAATATCTTCCTTTGTAAGTTGTTGAGGCATTTAAAGCATAAAAAGTAGTAGCATCTCCTAAACTAGAAGTAGAACTAGCCACTTGTAAACTTTGTGTAGCATTAGTTGGGTCATTACCATCAAAAGGTGCTGGTGCATCATCAAAATTTGTGTACCCTCGTCCTGAATCAAATAAATCGTATGGGTCTTCAATTTGGTCAATGGTTAAATTTTTTGTAAATGATACATCATAAGTTCCACTTAATGATAAAGAAGAATTTAAAGTATAAAAACCCTCATTGTCAATATTTGCTGTATAATAATTAGGATTAGATGTTGAATCAGTTCCGCCTAAATCAAAATCTCCGCTTGCACTATCAAAGTTTCCAACAGTAGAATCAAAATCAGTTATCGTATCAAGCACAATAGAATTTGTGCCTGATGAATCAGTTAAAGCAACATCACCATCATAAGTCCCTAAAGTTAAATCTTCTGTTAGTGTAGAAACATTTTTATATGCTTGTAAGCTAGAAATATTAGAATAAATTATTGTTTCATTATTTGATTCGTTTCCTAATTTATCAACTGCTTTAATTAAAAAAGCACCTGTTTTAGCATTAGTTGTTTTTGTTGTTCCAGAGGAACGAGGAACTTGAAGCCAATTATTAGACTTATTCCATTGTGCTGAACTTGTTACATTTTGGTATCGTATTTCATAAAAAGCAACATCTAAATCTGAAACTGCGTCCCAATTTAATTGCATTTGGTTTGAGCCTTGCATATTAACTGAAAAATTTTCTACATCACTTGGTGGCTCAGTTGCACCAACAATTAATCTATTTGCAGAGGTATAAGTTGAACTTACCCCTAAAGCATTAATGGCTTTAATCCTAACATTATAAGTTTTGTTATCTATAACATTTAACATTTCATAATTAAGCTGTGTTCCTTTTGCTATAATTTTATAATCTGTTTCTGTGCTAAGTTTTGCTTCTACTTGGTAATATTGAACGAACTTATCTGTACTTGCACCTACAACAATATTTAATCTAGTTAAAACTGTTCCCTCATTATATTCAATTAATTCATCTGTTAATGTGACACTTGCTGGGGCAACAACACTAAAAGGATTTGGCAAATTAGTATCAGGAATAGTTGAAGCTACTGTTTGTGTTCCAAAACTATAATATGAATCTTGATGTTCTGATAAAGTTAAAGAAGTTGTCATATCATTGTTAATAACCATACCTTGAACTCTAAATGCTTTAGCAGAAAAACTTGGTGTAGCATGAGTTATATTTACAATATCGCCTATTGCTAATTCCATAGCATTACCATCAGCTTTTAAACTAACATCTAAACTTGATCTTGATCTTCTTAAAATTATCTCTGCCATTTCTCTAGCTTGATATGGATTTGTTATTGTAGGAAAATCAAATCTTCCCTCTAATAAAATTCCACCATCAGCAGTTTTCATATTGGCGTGTTGGTCAGCACTTGCCTCAGCAGAATCATCAATAGGTGGATATTGTACTTCATCTGATTGATAATTTTTATCAGGATTAATAAAAGCTACTAATACTCTATTAAATCGTGAGTTTTTATTTTTAGAAGATACTTGAATCCCACCTATAATATTATCTTCTGTTAAAGTTATGGAAGCACTACCTGTAGTTTCAACTAATATTTTATATAATCCTGTCGTATAATTTAACAAACCTCTACACCCTGTTAAAAAATGTTTTACATTTTGTATTGCTTTTTTAGATGTATCTACAACTGCATGACTATCCATTAAATCAATTTGACTTGCACCAGAATAAGGAGTTATATTTGCATCACAAACATCACCAGCAGTTTGCCAATCAGCAAAATTCGTATCAAAATAACTATTAGCAATACCCATACCGAAACGAGTATTGCGTAAATAATCTAATAATTGATAAACAGGATTATCTGAATATTCCCATGTTGAACTTGTATCTGCTCTATGAGAGCCAGAGCCACCTGTTAATGTTCCATCTAAATTTGGGTTATAAATTTTTCTACCTTTTACTAAAGCATGAACTTGTGGAATGCCACCAAAGGCATCACTATTCCATTTGAATTTTAATGCCAAATAAGCCAACCCTCTTAATCTATGATTGCTAGTCCAAGAAGTTAAACCACCAACTAATGTGTCGTAAGTTTGATCGTCAGCACCATAATGAGGTCTAACTGTTATTAAACTAGCACTATCTTTATAATAATTTGAATCACCACTACCTACTGTTCTTTCTGTATTATCTGCTAAATCACCAGACCAAGTGACAATATTATCATTAATATAAATACTTGTTATATCGTCTATTTCGCCCTCGCTTAATACTAAAATCATATATAAATATTCATTATCTGTACCTGATGTTTCTAAAAAAACTAAATTACCACCTACTTTTCTTGTTCCATAAATTATCGGTATGCCACTATTAGAAGATTTTTTATTTAATAATATTCCTTTGGCTGTATTATCTAGTTCGCCAAAATCTGGTATTTCTGGAATTGGAACTAACCAAGAAATAACACTTTCAACAACATCAACAACGACATCTATAATATCATTTATAATATCAAGTACATCTTCAAAAGGATTCCAACCACACATTTATTTTAATCTCCAATTAGCACCCATATTTTCAAAACCTAATTTTTCAAAAAGTTTATCTGCTTGTAATTTTGAAGTAATAGAAAGTAATATAGGATTATTATCTGATACTTGTTTAACACTTTCTAATAACTGATTCATTAATTTAAAATTTCTAAATTCAGGTACTACATAAATTAAGTGAATAATCATTGTTTCTTGTAAACACCACCAATATGTAGATTTTGTAAACATACATATTCCTATTAATTTATTTGTATCTAAATTTTTTACACAAACTATCTTTCCTCGTTTTAAAATATTATTTAAAAAATTTCTTACTTTATCTTTTTCTATATCAGGATAATTGCAATCTATTAAATCATCTTTAAACTTTTGTAATAAATCTAAAATTTCTTCTTTGTCTTTTTTGTCAGCTTGATAAAAATTACAACTTGTCATGATTTCCCCCATCTTATATCTAAAATATTTAAAGCGGCAAACTCCATACCTTTATCGCCACTAAAAAATCTTTGTTGTGAATTATCTGATGTTGTTCTTCCACTTTCTTTATCAAAAGTTGCCCAATGTGAAGTTATATTTAAAACTACATTTGCAGTATCAGTTGTATCTACAATTTTATATTCATCTATTGTTCCAAAAAATATTAAAAAAGGATCAGATATTAAAGCATTAGAACTATCTAATAATCCTCTATAAATTTTTACTTCTTTTCCAATAACATTTTCATTCAAAATAACAGCAGTATATGTTTGATCTACTCCTGATAATTGTATTGATAAAGAATTTTTTGTTGGTTGATTAGTTTCAGTTATTCCTGTTATTGATCGTAAATGACCAGAAGCAGTATAGGTAACTGAACTTCCAGATATACTTGAAGTTAAAGGAAAACCACAATTCGTTAAATAAATGGGAGTAGCAAAGCCTAAATGAACTAAATAAACAGGACTTATATTTCCTGTTGCTAATTCTGTTTTAACATTAGCTGATAAACCTCTTGCCATTATATTGCCTCAATAACATCAAACTCATAATTAAATAAAAGATTACCAGAACTATCTATTGCTCCTGTTTCAAATTCTTGAACATCAGAAGTCATGTGAACAGTAAAAGGAATTGAATCGTATGTGACTGAACTATCATTTGATAAAGCAGTTGTTAATGGTGGCTCTATTGTTACAGTACAAGCATTACTACTAGAAGTTGCATCAGCAACAACCATATAAACTTTTGAATGAGCAAATTTTAAAAAATCACCAGCTTTTAATCTTCCAGCACCATCACCAGCAAAACCATCAATAGCAATAGTTGTATCAGCCACAGAATGTGCCCCATTTACTAATAATGTTCCTGATTCATTTCCTAAAGCATTTAGATAACTTGGAAAAGTGACTGTAAAACTTTCTTTTTGTGAGCGTTGTTGAATCATAAAAGCCATAGTTGGAGCAAAATCTGCTCTAGTCATAGGTGGATATTTAATTGTAAATGACCATCTTTGACCTTGAACTTGTCGTCTAAATGTTTTTCCACTATCTGTTTCACTAACTAAAGTCTTTTGATTGCTCTTAATATTAATAGCTGTAAAATCTGTATTAGGTAATGCACCACTCATATAATTGCCTGTCTTCCTTTTTCATTAACAGCATTATTAATCATATTTACGATTACACCTCTACTATTTACTAATAATTCATTAAACCCTCTAGCATCTACTGTATTAATATTAAAGTTTACATTAACAGGTTTTCCTAAATCATGATTAGGAACTATTTTACCACTTTGATTTGGCACAAATAATTCTTTTCCTGCCTCACCGACCATATAAGGTTGCCCCTCTTTAACCATTCCACCTTGTTGTCTACCTGTATATTGTTGTTTGGCTATTGTAGCAATTTGAACTGCACCTAAACCACCAATCATAACAGCTAATGGAATTCCAAAAGGTCCCAAAGCTAATGCTTTTGAAACACCTTGTGCTGTACTGACTATTGCATCTTTTATAGCAAATGCTTTATTAAGCATGAACATTTCTTTATTGTGTTTTGAAAGTTCTCCTAATAATTCACGACCACTTACTTTAGTTAAATCTTTTACTTGTTCTTTTGTTAATTTTTCTAATTCTAATTCTTGAAACTGTCGGCTTTTTATTGCATTTAAACTTTTTGAATAGGCTTCTTTTCTTATTTTAGCTTTAGCTTCTTCATGTGCTTTTATTTTATCTAATTCTATTTGATCTAATTTAGCTTGATCTAATATTGCTTTAATTCTTAAATCTTCTAAATCTTTATTTAATTTATCTTGAATCATAATTAATAATTCATTTAATCTTTTTGTTTCTGATTCTTTTAAATTTTTATTATTAGCTAACTCATTTTTTATTATTTCAGTTTGTTTATGTGCATTGGCTAAGAGTTTTTGTTCTTGTGTGTAAAAAAGTTTATTTAATGCTTGCATTTCTTTGCTAAAAGAATTTTCAACAACACTTACTCTTTTTTCTATTACTTTATTTGCTTCTCGGTAAGCATCCATGCTTTCTTTAGTGACTTTTAAAAATTCTTCTCCACCATGTTTAACAACTCTATTATAATTTTTATGTTGATCAACAGCAAAATCAACTTTATCTGCAAGTTCATCAATAATTAAACCTAATCCAACATATGTAGCAGTTGCTGCCGTGACTGCACCTGCAATTGCTGCCCAAGCAATTGGACCAGCTGTTGCAACTAACATTGTTGTTGATGCAACCATAGCTTGTAATGCCCTAGCAATTTTAAATAATGTAAATATTATTTTTGTTGCAATAATTGCTTTAAATATTCCTAATAATAAACCTGTATTATCTTTTGCTAATTTCATTGCTTCTGCAAGACCTTCAACTGCAAATGCTAAACTTGTTCCAATAGCAACAGCAAACTTATCTAATGACTCTGCATTTTCTTCCATAAATTCATTAAGATCACCAAATTGTCTTTTTAATTCTGGGAAAAAACCTGCTTCTAAAATTTGTCTTTTAAAATTGAAAACTTTATCTCCTAACATTGAGATAGTTCCCTCAAATGTTTGTGCTAATTGTGCAGTAGCACCATCAAATTTGCCACCTTTACCAAATACTCTATCAAATGCCTCAATAGTTTCCTCTATTGATACTTTTGCACCAGCTTGAAATCCAAGCATGGCTTTTACACCTCTATCTCTAAATAAATCAGCTGCACTAATACCAGCAGATAATGATCGTTGTATTTGTTCAGCAGTAGTTTTAAAATCAAGTCCTGTGACTGCGGCAACATTACCTGTCAGTTCCATATTTTTTGCTAATTCTTCTGCATCTTTACTTACAACAGCTAAAACACCAGACCCAGCTTGTATTTCTTCTAATGAAAAAGGAACTCTTGAAGCAAATTCAGCCATTTTATCAAATGCTTTTGCTCCTTCTTCTGCTGTACCAAATAAAAATTTTAATCTAACTTGTAATCCCTCTATTTCTTTACCAGTATTAATTAAACTACGAATTACTAATCCACCACCTAGACCAACGAGAGCATTTCTAACATTAAAAATAGAAGATTTAAGTTTATCTAAATTTCCTCGTACCCCTTGAAGTGCCTGTCTAGACTTATCTTTAGCAATTATGTCAATATTTACTTTTTTTGTAGCCATTATCTTCTTTTCATTTGTGCAATTCTGTTTTGTCTTTCTTGCTCATCTTTTTGAACACTAAAATAAGCCATCCACATATTAAACTCTGTGACTGACATTTGCAAGATTTCACTTGCAGTCTTGTGTAGCTTTTCAGCTAATCCAAATATTGCGAAAAGTTCTTGGTCTTGATTTAATTTTTTTTTAAAGTTGTTATTTGTTCTGTTGCCATAATTTCTGAAGCAACTTTTGCAATAACATCTGTATCGGCTTTTAATTTGAAAGGCATTTTATGTTCTAATGTAAACATCTTATCGCCATCTTTAGTTAATGATTTTGCTATGATAACATCAATAAGAACATTGAGATCGCTTTCATTTGCTCTTC